TTAAAAAAGTAAAAAAATGGAAAGGGCAAAAGCCCCTTCCAAATGTTTTTTAAGAATATAAAACGATGTCAGCACCGTTTGTGTTCTGTGTTCCTGCTGAAAATCTTGCAATGAATCTTACGTTGTCCGAACCATCAAGTTCAGCCATATCTAAAGCTCTAACTTCAGCCATATCCGTCATTACGTTTGTTCCAAAATGTAAGTCAGCAGCTCGTGCAGCAACCATTTTGTCATCACTCATTCCCGGTGCAACTTTTAAAGGAATACCTTCAAAGTTCAAACCAGTTACGCCATCGTGATAAAGATTTTGGTAACCCAAAGCAGCTTGAGCAGCTATGTAATATTTCTGAATAGAAGTAGGAATGTAAATTGCTAAATCTTCTTTACCATATACAGAATTTGGGATAGCATCTCTTACTCTTCCAAGTTGTGCAATGATAGTGTCAGCTCCGATAACAACAGCTCCGATTGCTACATCATTAACAGTTCCATCAGCAGCCAATCTTGTTTCCAAGCCTGTGAAGTTTCCTGTTGCATCGTTTGCTCCTGTCCAAAGTAAAGTTTCTACCTGTGCAGAAATTAAAGAAATATTTTTCTCAATGAAAAAGTCCAAAAGTGAAGTAGGTAGCTCTTGACCTAACATTCTGCCACGCATTTCTAAAGATTCCCATTGGCTTCTAAAGTCTTGTTTGCACAAAGTTCTGTTAATCATTAAGTCAACTGGAGTTAAAACAGTATCGTTAATAGTTACATCACCTGAATCATTAAAGTCACATCCTGCTGCTTGAAAATTAGCTGCTGTTCCTGTTATGTTTCTTACATTTAATTTGTAAGCCACGTTTTCGTGAATTGTTACGTTACCTTCACCTAATGTTTTTCCTGAAAGTAATGCTGGGTAGATATATCCTGCTGCTTTTTCGCCTGCAAAATTACCTGTTATTGAATCTGCCATTTTTTTTGGTATTTTATTTTATTTGTTAAAAATTAAATTATTTCTGTAATATCTCACTCTTTCTTCCGTGCTGAGTTTTCCTAATTCTTGTTTGCTTAAAGTAGTTTTTTCTACTTTTTTAGCCTCTGGAGTATGTTTCAATTTGGCCATTGGTTTAGACAATTGAACAACTTCGTTTGTTATAACCTCTAATGAACTTGCTAAAATTGCGACCTTGTCATCTATCTCACTTTTTAATTCGCTGATAGTATTTACCAATTTTTGGTATTCTTCAGTTTCTTCAAATTTGATTTCCTTAACGATACTTTCGGTTACCGTTTTTGGTTGTGTTTCAACAGCTTGTTCTACATTTTCGCTTTCTACTTCTGGTGCTGCCTCTTCTGCTTCAGCTTCTGCTGGAACATAATTTGCAACGATTCCATCGTTTTCAACGACTATCATACCACCATCAGATAAAACGTATTCGCCAACTGGCAAAGGCATATTTTCTTCCGCTTGTATAAACACTTCAACTCCTGCTGACCATTCGTCAGATGGTGTAACTATCATTGTAGTACCATCTTCTAAAGTAGCTTCTGACATTAGATTGGTATGAACAGCTTCGGCTTCTTCTGGTTTTAAACCGTTTTCGTCAGTATTGCTTAGTTGGTGACCTAATTTCAAAAGGTACTCCCCAATAGTTTCTTTGATATTTTTATCCATAAGTCGCTTTATTTGCTATAGATAAAACGAAAAGAGGTTAAAGCTGTTGCTTTTTAGGAAATAATGTATCGACCCTTGTTCGGGTTGTTAAGGTGATTGCTTGCCCAATAACGCATCGCATCAATGCCGTGATTAAAATAGCCTATGGGTTTATTTGTGGCGTTTCCATCTCTGTCTTCCTGCCATCTGTACTTTCTTAATTCATTTATTAGGTTTAGGGAATGTGATGTCACCAAAAATTCAGAACGCTGAAGTAAATCAATTCCGTGAAGAATGCTGTCCTTTCCTTTTGTTGCCCCTCTTATTTCTATTCCGTGCCTCCTTATTTCTTCAATACTTTTTGGTTCTGCTGAATCGGCTATGATGTACCTTTTAAAATCTTCTTTTGCGATAACCGCAATTTCGTTATTGGTCAATCCTGTCTGATACGTTTTTTCGTTAAATATGTATGTATTATCTAATTTATAAACGTCAATTAAGGTTGATGGGTCGTTTGTATAGCCAAAGTCACAGCCTGTACCAACGTACTTTGCTTCTTCTGGTATTATTTCAATTTGCTTCCAATTGTTAAAGACAACACCTTGTAGTTTACCTATTTCGCCATCAATATAAACTTGACACCAATTCTTCCAATAGGCATCTTTTTTACTCCATTTTTTCCGCTGCTCTAATTCCTTTACAATAGTATCTGGACAACCTTCGTTATCTGTGTACTTTAGCAAAAGAAATTCTGAATCTTCATTTGGCAGTATCTCAGTATGCGCCCAAAATTCATTGTCTGGGTTAAAATCTACCCAAATTGCTTTGGTAGTACGAACCATTAAAGCATCTGCAATAGTGTATTTAATGTGGTTTGCTTCATTTATGAATAAAACTTCACGCTTTCCTGCTGCTTTTGCTTTGCTGACGTTGTCAAAAGACTTGAATTGTATGCTGCTGCCATTAAAAAAACGATATTCCCTGTCGTTTCTATTATAACTATTATGATTAAAACGCCCTGTTTGTTCCATAATCTCAATAAATTGAGAAATAGCACCATCTTTTAAGGCTGGTATCGTTTCAGCAACAACCGTTATTTTTTCCTTTGGATTCTTTGTTGCGTAATCAATTAATACACATAAAATGCCATAGGTTTTCCCAGCAAATGTTCCTCCTTGAATTACCCTTTTTCTCTTTTGTAATCTAAGAAGTTTCTTGACTGTTGTCGTTACTTTCATTTATATGAAATAAAGGCTGTTCCTGTCGAACATTAGCATCAATCTGTTGTTTAGCATTTGCAATCCTATAATATTCTTCTTCGTCACCGATTATTTTATACAAAGCTAATTGTAAAAGTGGGTTCTGAGAGTTGTACCATTTATTCCGCATTGAATGTTTAGTTTCAATTTTATGCTTATCCAAAAGTTGCAATATTTCTTCATCTTCGTTTAGCTTATGATTGTACGCTGTTATTCTGGTAAACGTTGTGTAAGCAAATATATCTGAAAAGAAAAATAGTCTTTGTTTGTTTACTATATTTATTATTTGTGCTTTATATTCTTCTGTTTTTGTCATATTATTTATGTATATTTGTCTTTCAATATGCGATGGAAGTGTTATTGGTTACACGCTAAGCTTCCAGCTTAGAATTGGCGTTCAAGTCGACCTCATCGCTCAAATTAGCCCTCCTATCTTGGAGGGTTATTTTTTCTCCTTTATACATTCCTGCACCTTGTTTATCTATTTCGCTAAAAGGAAGTATCTCTTTAGTTATGGTCATACTTTTGTTTATTAAATAAACATACTTTAATTGATAACCTTTTAACATTTCAACTTTATATCCTTGTTTTTCTAATTTAGGAATATCACTTTTTTTTAAAAAACTACTTGTCAAACCTAAATCGTAAGTTCTTTTTATATGTACAACTTCATTATTTAATTTGCATATTCCAGCATTTTTAGAAACACCAACTAATTTAAATCCACTTGCTCTATATATAGTACCATCACCACATTGTGTTCCGTCTGCAAAACTTATTATCCATTTTATTTGTGGAGCATTCTTTTTAATTAAACGAATGCTAATAGCTATACATCTACTTTCAGAATACTTTGGCAGGTAATCATCAAAAGCCATTCTGTTTAATTCTATAAATTCATTCCAACCTGTATTCTCTACTAAATTAATAGTTCCTTTTTTGTTTATACTTGGTCCATATTGCATAACTCCGTGTAACTTGTCATCTAAAAAACAACCAAAATGTAAAGTACTATTAGGAACAACCTTTCCGCTATAATGAGTTTTTTTTACAAAATCATTAGCAACCTTTGAATTTATAACTTTAACAATTATCTCTTTTGCTCTGCCCATTGCGTAATAATTAAATAAAGTGCGTTGCCATTACTGTTTTCGTTTTCAAAAGTTTCCATATATTTATACTCGTCAGTCTTTTTAACGTTTGCTATTGCGTTTTTAATTTCAATAGCCTGTGCATCTGCTAAAGTATATGTTTGCTGCTGGAAAGGTTCTTTATCTCCATCAGGCAAACTAAAATCATCGCTTGTATCAATATCATCCATATTCTGCCAGTTATCCAATCCCCAGCCTTCCAATTCTTCAACATTCCATTCATTAGTTAACAATTCCCAATCGTGTTCACCAAAGCCAACATTGTCAGCTATAATAAATCGCCTCGCTTCATCCTCTGTTAAATCGTCTGCTCGCTTAACCCATTCAATAGGCACTTCTTTATAGCCCAACTCTTTTAAAGCCTTTAAACGCATATTGCCACCTAATACGATACTGTCGGAATTTAAGACCATTGGCCTAAGCTCCATCATTTTAGGAAATTCCTTTATTGATTGAACCAGCTTTTTGAACTTGTCATCTTTTATTACTCTTGGATTATTTGGATTGCTTTTTATAGCACTTAATTTAATTGAATTTTCCATAATACGAATGTACTATTTTATTATTTCATTTAAAAATGATTCAGACTCAGCCACTATTTTGGAAAGTGTTTCACCGTTTTCCTTGACTTCTAATTTATTCGCAAAATATGCCTCAATTGAAAAGCCTTTGGCGTTTCCGCTTTTTATCTGGTCTTCCCAGATTCTTTCGTTGTCAACTTTTACTGCAACCATCCACGTTCCAATCGGAACATTCAAGCCGTAATCTTTGCTTTTGTCGTTCTCACTTTCAACAATCCAAGATTCAGCAACATAAAGCCCATCTATATCTTTTTCGTGCTGCAAAGTATGATTGTGATGTGCATTGCTTTTAAGGAAGCGATAAGCTGCTTTTTTTACCGTGTCCTTTGAAAAATAAACGTAGTAATCATTTTCCTCCGCATCCTTTCTGTAAATCTGTTTGTTTGGAATTAATGCAGCCCCTACAAGCATCTTTTTTTCTTCATCAACTTGAGCCAAACTGTACTTGGTTTGTCCATCTTTTGATAGTGCTATAAAATTTGATTCTATTGCTGGAAAATCAACAATTGAAATGGCATAGATGCCACCTTCTTCTTCTTCGTTTAGTACTAATTCTACTATTTTGGTCATAATGTTGCTCTTTGTCTTATTCGTTTATCCAATGCATTTTGGTTGCTTATGTCGTTCTGTACAACATACGCCCTAACATTGTTTTGGTTATTATTTTGATTAGGATTAAAAGTTGGTATCGCTGAAATTGTAGGCGTTGATGCTTGGAAGCCTGCTCCTGCTCCTCCAAAAGATGGAGCTGAAATGTTACCACCTCCTCCACCAGCTCCAAGTTTACTCGATGCTGATTTGGCTGTCCTTACAGCACTTGCAATTGAAGCAAAAATGCCTGCTGTTTGAGCTGCAAAACCTAAAAGCAAAGGAATGTTTGCAGGAAATGGAACTGCTGCTGCTGTTTTCATTGCTCCTGAACTTGCATCAACTGCTGCTTCTGCTGCTCTTGCTGTTATCTTTCCCAATGTAGCTTTTGCTGCTGCAATTTGCTCTGCAATTAGTAGCCCTTGTTTAAATAAAAATATACCTTTACTTATCTTTGATTCCTCTCCTGCTATTGTTCTAACTGCGTCTAAAGTAGCATATATATTTGCCCTTTTTTCTTCTTCTATTTTTTTCTGCGCCTCAGATAAACCTTTAATTCTGAGCAATTCCTCATCATCATTTTGTGTTTTTCTGTCAGCAAGTTCTTGATTTAATCCGACTTCATTAATTAATTGTTCTGAACGGAATCCTTCTATTTGGGCTAAAACAGCCTTTCTTTCGTTCTCCGCTTGAAGTAAAGCAATATAGTTTTCTTGGCTTGCATTCTTATCGAAATTTAATTGAGCTGAAGCAATTTGAATGTCAACATTTGCAAGCATTAATTTTTGCTGTTCTTCTAATATTTCGCCTAATTTATTATTTGCAATTATTCTTTCTTCAATTGTCTTGCTGGTGTCATCCCTTATTTGTCTTTGCTGTTCTGCCTGTCTGTCGTAATCTTCAATAAGCCCTTGATTAATTACAGCACTCAGTTCAGCTTGTTTATTTAATTCAACAGCAGCGCTTGCAGCCTTTACAGTTGATGCTGCATACTCAGTAATTCCCTTTACTATTTTAGGCAATGTTTCAGCTATTTTATCGACTGAATTATTAACTCCTGTAAAAACATCAATTGATTCTTTACCAGCTTGCTTTGTAGCTTCTAAAGCTCCTACAAAATCTCCTGCAAAAACCTTTTTTACTGCTATTGCTAAAAAGCCTAATGTATCTAAAAAGCTATTAAATCTTTCTACTAAATTTTCTTTTACAGCGTTTCCAAACTCAATCAATTTTTGTTTAGGGTCTTCAAAAAGACTTTTAAATGCGGCAACAATAGTCCCTGTGCTGCTCATTATAAACTTGAAGAAGTCATTAAAGGCAATGCTTAGAGCCTCAAAAGCTGTTGCACTTGCATCCATAATAACTTGATTTTCACCAAGCACTTCTTTAAATAAATTAAATGCCTCTATGACTAAGCCAATACCCATAGCCTTCAATGCTAACCCAAAACCCTTAACTCCTTTCGCTGCTTTTTTAAAGTTACTGTCTAAATCTTTGGTTGCTTTTCCTGTTGCTTCTGTTGCTTTTTTATTGTCATCAATAGAGCCTTTCATCTCTTTTAAAACGTCAACAACGTCATTTAAATTAGCTTCCGCTTTTTGTGTGTCAACCTCTAAATCTACTGCTATTGTCTTTGCCATTACACTTTC